CGGAATTAGATAACTTTCGGCGGCGTTACCTGTTAATTCGTCGGTTTGTTTACGCGTTAAAACTTTGTAACCGGCCGTCTTTGCAACGGCGGCGCTTAGACCCGACCTTTTTAAGTCGGCTTGCATTGCTTTAACGGTCATTATTGCTTTTCGTCGTCTGGTATGCCCGCGCTTTCGTATAGCGCTTCAAATAGTTCGCCCGCTTGTCGTATGTTGGATTGTTCGCGGTAGCTAATTGCAGAATCGAACAACGCGCCAAGTACAGTACCTTTATTTAGGTAACCGCCGTGGTGCGTATGGTAGTCGCCGTCGTCTTTGAATTCGATTATTAATACGCCGGTCGTTTTGCGTGGGTCTTCTTTGTTACCTTGCGCCATTAGGCAAACGTTACCGAGGCAATCTAATACGTGCGCCAGTGCGCGCGCTTTTTCTTCGTCGGTCGGTCGATACATTGGTTAGCATCCTTATACGGTCAAATCAGCGGGCGACGACGAAACGCGGAAAGGATGCTACGCCAAAAACCGCGTTAGATACCGGGCCGGAAGTTAGGCGGGTACGCCAGAACGAAGAAACGCCGGTACGACAGTCGCCGCCCGCCAAACTGGAAATACGAAAATATGGCGTAGCAAAGACGCAAGAAGCGTACGCCCAAACCCGCGTTAAATGCAACTACCCGTATAGGGCGAAACTGGCGACGCCGACGCGCCGGGCGACGGTAAAAAAAACGTGAGTTTGAATCGTTAAAGAAAAACCCCCTTATGGACTTTACGCTTTTCGAAAAAATGCGTAATACGAAAAAAATTAACGTTTTCAAAGGTTTAGACGCGCTATTACGCTTTTTCGCTTTTTTGGGGGGGTGCAACTTTATATAGGGGGAGTAAAACGGCGAAGACGAAACGAAGAAAAGAAGAAACTAGTTTTTTTATTAAACTAAATTTTTAAAAAAAGAGTAATAGCGTAAAAAGCGTAAATTTTCGCGTAGCTAGGCCAATTTACGTATTTGCAAGTTTGAAAAAAAGCGTAATAAGCGTAACGGCCGGTTTTTGCCTTTGTCGAACCTTTGGGCGTAGAATTCTTTGCACAAGCCAAACGAAGACCCCCCAAAAAGCGGAGTTAAAAAAAATGTTTATAGTTCATCAGCAAGGCGAAGGCGGTAAAAAAATTACTTGTGACGAAGCGCGCGCAAAACAGTACGCCGAAGACGCGAAGAAAAACGAAGTAGAAAATTTGGCCTTCTACGAAGTCGTCGAAAAAAAGAACGGCGAACTAGAGTTAAAAAAAGCGAAGTTTTAAAATGGCGGCCGGGCCACTTTCAACGCTTGCGAAAATCAAGGTAGGCGACGCCCCCATAGAAGTACTTAGCGACGTTAAAAGCCTACAACGGCAATTACGGGCCTTTAGTAAGCGTATACCAATGGCCTATAGAAACGCCCTTAACGGTAGTGCGACCAAGGCTAAGAACTCTATACCTATGTTAATACGTAAGCGTTACAACATAGACACAAAGAACATAAGGCCCCGTTTAGAAGTAGCCCCTAGGGCACAAGTAACTAAGCTTAACGTTGCTGTTAAAGGGCGTGGGCGTGTAATGGATATATACAAGTATGCTAGGGGTAATAAGAAACAAACCGCATTAGGTGTACGCTTTAATAGTGGGGGTGGTAGTAAGGTACACGCACATACGTTCTTAGCTACTATGCCTAATGGCAAAACGTTAATAATGGTACGCTCTACCAGTAAGAGCAAAAGGGAAAGGCGCGTTAGTAGTAAGGGGGGTACCCATACTACACAATTACCAATACGTGCATTACAGTACCCTAGCATAGCCCATATGATACAAAACCCTAACGTTACCCCTGTAGTAGTAGCCGCGTTTAATAAGGCTATGGGTACGTTATACGTACAAAAATTATCCGACCAATTAGCAAAGGCGAAGGCCCTTAGATAGTAGGGGGGGTGGGGGTTAGAAAAAAAATATATAACGTTAAGGTACTGTGAGAAGTACAAGGGGTGCGGGTCAGCAAGCGACCAGTCTTTGAGCATTTTTTTAACGTTTTAGAATCAGATAGTTACGCGAACTACGTTAGACATACAAGGTAGAAAAGGATTGTTAAAAGGTGACCAACAAAAAAGACGCCGGGTTAATAGACCCGACCAACGTAACGTCGAAGTTCTTAGCCGACTGTTTAGCTATGACGCCCCAAGGGGTTTCGAAACTCTTTACGGAAAGGGTGATACGCAACAACGGGCGGCGGGCACGGTATGAACTCACAACCGCAATACCGCAATACATTGGTAGCCTTCGGGGTAGCGGCGCGGCCGAAGCAAAGGCGAAGCTTGCCGTACAGCAAGAACGAAAATTACGGTTGCAAAACGACGCCGCCGCCGGGCGCTTGGTTAAGGTCGACGACGCGGCCGAAGCGTTTAGAACCTATTGCCTTATTTGGCGGTCGGGGGTTAACTCGTTACCCCGGCGACTTGCGAACCAACTTGCCAACGAAGACAACCCCGCCGTTATCCAAAAGGTTTTAGCTAATGAGTTCCGCGAATTATTTGAAACAATGGAAAGCGGCCTACAAGACTTCTTCGCTAGCAACGGGCAAGCTTTTAGCGTTACTGAAACCGGGCCTAATAGCGAAGGCCCCCCCGCCAAGAAGAACGCCCGACGAGTGGGCCGACCAAAAAAGAATACTGCCACTAGGAACCGCCGAACCGGGAAGGTGGCGAAGTAATCGTACGCCGTACATTACCCCGATAGCGCGGGCTATTCATTCGGCCATGTATAAAAAGGTGGTCGGCGTAATGGGGTCGCAAATGGGTAAAACCGAATTGGTTTTAAACGTTACCGGCCATAGAATCGACGACGACCCGGTACCCATTCTTTACATTGCCCCTACTAAATCGTTTGTCGAAAACGTCTTTAACCCGCGCTATATCGCTATGGTGCGTTCGTGCCCTAGCTTGTTAGAAAAGCGGCGGCCGGGTGCCAAAGAAAAGACGACGCAAAAAGAAATAGCCGGGGTAAAAGTGCGTTTCGCTTGGGCGGGTAGTGCTACCGAACTTGCGGGCGATCCCGCTTGCGTTGTGTTCGTCGACGAACGCGACCGCATGGCCGACAGTACCGAAGGGGAAGGCGACCCGGTTACACTGGCCGACGCGCGCCATAGTACGTACCCCGACGGCATAACCGTAGTAGTGAGTACGCCGACAATGGGAACCGTAGATACTGAAATAGACCCCGAAACCGGGCTAGAATTTTTTGGTAAGGGCGACGAAGTACAAAGCGCAACGTGGAAACTTTTCCAAGAAGGCACTTGTTACCATTGGGCGGTACCGTGCCCGCATTGCGACGACTTCTTTATACCCCGCTTTAAGTACTTAGAGTGGCCCGAAGGTTCGACGCCGCACGAAGTAAAGCAAAACGTTAAAATGGTTTGCCCGCAATGCGGTACGTTAATCGACCAACATTTTAAAGACGCTATGAACTCGCGCGGCGTGTACGTTGCACCCGGCCAAACGATTAACAGTAAAGGCGAAGTCGAAGGCGACCCGCCCGCAAGTGATACCGCTAGCTTTTGGGTTAGTGGTTTAATGTCGGCGTGGCGAACGTGGGGCGACCGGGCGCAAGCGTTTTTACGTGCCGTTCGAAGTGGCGACCCCGACCGAATACAAGCGGTAATTAATACCGGGTTTGGCGAACTCTATACGTTAAAGGGCGAAGCGCCAGAATTGGACGTAGTAAAGTCGCTACGACAACCGTACGAAAGCGGCACGTTACCGACTACCGAAGCGCGCAAAATTTTTCTAACGGTCGACGTTCAAAAGAACGGGTTATATTACGTGGTGCGCGCGTGGGGTGCCGACTTGGAAAGTTGGAAAATAGAAGCGGGGTTTTTGGCCGGGCCAACCGACGGCGATTTAGTTTGGCAAGACCTAGAAGAATTTAAAGACGAACACTACGGCGGGCTACCTATCGACCGTTGCTTTATCGACTCTGGTTACCGTACGCAATTCGTCTACGCGTTTTGTCGTAAACACAAACGTTGGGCGTTCCCAACCAAAGGCCGCGACACGATAGACGCCACCCCATTACAAAAAGCAAAGTTAGATATTGCGAAGAATACCGGGCGTAGATTGGCGGGCGGTTTGGGTATCTACCACGTTAATACGGACTACTTTAAAAGGTGGGTACACGAACGAATAGAGCGCGACCCGGAGTTACCGGGCGGGTGGCATTTGCCCGAAGACGCGACCGACGATTATTGCCGACAAGTGATAAGCGAAGCGCGAACCGTTAAGCCTAGCGGTACCGTCGTATGGATTAAGGTCTATAAAGATAACCACTATTTCGATTGCGAAGTACTACAAGTTGCGGCGGCGTACAGTCTTAATCTACAATCGGTACGGGCAAAGACGACGGCGCAAAACGTGGCAGAGCGAAAGCGAGCGACCGAAGAAAACACGCCACTACCTGTAGCGTCGCCCCGTCGCGTCGACCCATTTAGAAAAGATACACGCCGTAACCCGTCTTCGGGCGGTTGGTTTAACAATCGTTAGGGGGCCATATGCCACGTACCGCAACCGAAGTACAAACCGAATTAGACGCATGGTACGCCGCCCGGCTGGCCGCGACTAATGGTAAGTCTATAACTATTTCTACGTCGGCCGGTAGCCGCACGGTTTCGACGCAAGACCTAGACCAAATTAACGAAACGATTAGCCGATTAGAACGCGAACTAGCGGGCATACAATCGGGGCGGCGTAATAACTTTGCGGTTTGTAACTTTAATACCGATATAGAAAACGCACGGTAGGGGTAAGTTATGCGGTTAAACAAAGTCGAACGGCCCGACCCTTTGGCCGGTATGGGTCGTGTCGAAAAGTTTATAGCTAAGATTGCCCCGGCGTGGGCGTTAAAGCGACAGTACAACAAGGTTCGTTTAGCGGAAAGTAAACGCGCTTACGAATCTATAGAGTTAACCCGGTTGCGACGACAGCGTATAGACTCGCGTTCGTCCGACCAAATCAATAACGTATCGGTCGAAAAACTACGCTACCAAGCGCGGTACCTTGACGAAAATCACGACTTAGCACGGTCGGTATTGAATACGTTAGTCTCGCATATCGTCGGAACCGGGTTACTTACCTTCCCAATGGTTAAAGATACAAGCGGCGCGTTAATGGACGACATTAACGAGCGCTTAGAAACGCTTTGGTTAGATTGGGCGAAGCTACCCGAAGTAACGCAAGAAAACGATTGGGGCAAAGTGCAACGTTTAGCGTGTCGGTCTTGGCTACGCGACGGCGAAGTATTTGCACAAATGCTTAAAGGTAACGTGCCGCGACTAGACCACGGTACCGAAGTTGCGTTTAGCCTAGAGCAATTAGAAGCCGACTTGTGCCCGGTTGGCTTTAACGATAGCGACGAAGGCATACGCCAAGGCGTTAAAAAGAATGTTTGGGGCCGACCGAATACGTACTACTTCTATCGTAACTACCCAACCGAAGGCGCGGGCGAAAGCGTTATAGGCGGTATACCTTTTCAAAGTGTCTTTATTGATCTAAGCCAAGTTAAAGGTATTGTCGCCCAAAACGTCGTACACCTTAAACACGTAGACCGGATACGACAAACGCGCGGCGTTTCCAGTTTCGCAAGTGTCTTTAACAGGTTAGACGATTTAAAAGATTACGAAGAATCCGAACGTATGGCGGCCCGTATCGGCGCGGCGTTCGCGTTCGCGATTACAAAGACAATCGACTACGCGGGCGAAGACGCCGACCCGAACCGGTTTAGGGAAATGGATTTAGCGCCCGGTATCATTGCCGACAACTTGCAACCCGGCGAAGAAATTACAAGCCTTAAGAACGAACGGCCCGACAACAAAATTACCGACTTCCGCAAGTCGCAACTTAAGGCTATTGCGGGCGGTACTAATTCCGGGTATTCGTCTATCGCTAAAGACTACGACGGGTCGTACAGTTCGCAACGCCAAGAACTAATAGAAATGTCGCGCGTATACAAAGTGCTACGCGACGAATTTGTAACCGCGTACGCCGGTCGTATCTATAAAGGGTTTGTAGAAGTAACACGCGACCAAGGCTTAGTAGACTTTACCGGGGCCGACCCTTTAACGTTGTTCGACGCCGAACACGTAGGCTTAGGTACCCCGTATATCGAACCGAAGCGCGAAGCCGACGCGGCCGTAACGCAAGTGCAAGCCGGGTTTAAATCTAAGACGCAAGTAATTTTAGAGCAAGGCAACAACCCACGCGAAGTTACAAAACAAATAGGGCGGGAACGTGAAGAAGACAACGAGAACGATTTGGTATTTAGTAGCGATTTTGCTAACGATAGCGGTAATGTACCTAGTGGCGACGACGTTACTAGCGGTAACCAAAATGATGTAGAAACCGAAGACCCGCCCGCCGACGAAGAAGGGGCCGACGAAGAAAACGCCGACCGTTCTAACGTTAGCGATATAGAAGAATACGAGATAGGGGCGGTATATCGTGGGGCCGACGGTCAACTATTCGAATACACGGTAGACGGTTTTGTAACTTACGACGGTAAAGCGGTAGCGGTTTAATGCCCGACGAAAAAGAACTTAAGTTAGAATTCGTAGGCCGCAAACCGGCGGCGCAAGCGTTACGCGAAAGCGACCCGGTAGTAATCGACGGCGACAAAGAACTACGCGAAGTAGTCTTAACGTCGGAACGGTTACGCGGCCCGATAGGCCCAATAGGCGAACGCGGCCGCCGTGGTAGGCGTGGCGTTAAGGGCGATAACGGTATAGTCGGCCCGCCCGGCCCCGAAGGCCCGATAGGCCCGCGTGGCGGCATAGGGTTAGTAGGTCGCCAAGGCGAAGTAGGCCCGGTCGGCCCGAAGGGTGACAAAGGCGACGACGGCCCAACCGGCCCGGTACCGCGTCACAAGTGGGAAGGTACGCGGCTATCGTTCGAACTACCTAACGGTAAGTTTGGTCGTAGCGTTAACTTGCAAGGCCCCGGCGGCGGCCGTGGTCGTAGCGGCGGCGCAAGTGCTAACCCGCAATTTACTAACATATCTTTAGTAGGTAGTAATTTAGTTTTCGAACGCGAAGGGTTAGGCCCCGGTTATACGGTCGACTTGTCTAGCATTGCGGGCGGCGGTTTTGCCGGGTTAGGCCCTTGGCGTTCGCGTACCGAGATAACCGCCCCGCCCGGTAGCGGGCAAGTTCGCTTTAACAATGCCGACCCCGAAGCGGCAACGGAACTTTACCTACACGAAACTAACGACAACGGCGAAGACCTAGCTAACTTTATTGCATTGCTAGAAGCGGGCGACGTTGTATACATTCAAAACACTGGCGACGCTACGCAATTTATCGTAGTTGAAGTTTCCACTAACACGGATAACGGCGCGTATGTAACGTTGGGTATTGCGAACGTTGCACAACAAGGCGGCGCTATTTCGCAGAATACCGAAGTTAACGTAGTCGCTTCTATCGCTGGCGGCGGCGCGGGGTCGGTTGTTACGGGCCTAACGACGGCGGCCGACGGCGACGACATTACGCTAACGCAAACGGCGGGCGGTAACCAAGTAGCGGTAACTAGCGACTTCTTGTGGAAACCCGGCAAACCCGGCGGGCAAACTGCTATAGGTGGCACGTTAGCCGGGCAACTCTTAACGTTGCAAGGTTCGGCTAACGCCGACCGTGGGCGCGTTGTCGCGGCGGGCGGCATTACTATAGATTGGGATTTTACAAGCGACGCGGTAACTAGTGGCGGTATTCTATTTAATAACGTTATACCGGCGTCGGGCGGTCTTATTTCGTCGTCTATAACGGTAGCGAATAACATTACCATAGACAACGGTTTGTTTATTATGTCGGCCGTCGACGATAACAGTACGTTAACGTGGACGGTAGCGCCCGGTTTCGCCGTTACTACTTTGTTCTTTGCCCGACAAAATTACCGGTCGTCTAGTCCGGGTATCGCCCCGGCGCAAGCGTACATATATGCCGCGCAAAGTTCGTTTTGGTTAACCGGCGCGGGCGACGTTACAACGTCTAACTACCGCGCGCTTTCGTTCGCGCCTATTATCCGCGTCGACAATAGCGGCGACGATATGCGGATAACTAACACTACCGGCGTATACGTCGGCCCGCTATCTAATACGCGTAACGCTAATAGTACGGCCGACTTCGGAAACATACGCGGCGTACATATGGCGAACGCGGCTACGGTTTTATTCGGTCAATCGTTAGGGGCCGAAATTGCTACTAGTTGGATTGGCTTAGACGTAGAAGCGTTAACCGGGTTAGCGGTATCCGGGCGCAAGGCGGCGGTACGTTCGAACATTGCCGCCGGAACTAATAACCGCTTCTTAGAAAATCTAGGCGGCGCACATTCCGACCACGCCAACGGGCACATATACTTTAACGATAACCGGGGCATTGCGTTAGGTGGCGTCGGCGTTGGCGTGTACGACGCGTGGATACGCTGGCAAGGTACGGCGAACGTATTGGCTTTTCAATTTTTCAATACCGCCGACGATTTCTACTTATCATCGCCCGCCGCTAACCGGTTCTTAATGGCGTCGAACGATAACGCCGCTAACGAACTAAACATAGACTTTAAAAAATTCGCCTTCGGCCAAGCGGGCGCGGTTGGTAACCAAGTTGGCGTATTCGTAGCTAACGCGCGCACGGTTGGCGTTGGCGGCGGTTGGGCCGACTTCTTGCTAACGCAAGCGGGTAGCTTAAGTATTGGCGCGTTCGCAATGTCCGACGTTAGCGCGTGGGTTATTAACCAAGCTTCGTTAGCGGCCGGTACCGGTTCGATTAGTCAACTAGCCACGTTACGCGTTGGCGGTATGACAACTAGCAACCCCGGTATAACGGTTACCGAACGTGCGGCGATTTGGTCGCAAGGTCGACTTAGGCAAGCCGGGTCGTTACAGTACCCGCCCATTACCCCCGCTACGTTAGGTGCCGGAAATAATAACGATTGGGCCGGGTTGCTAACCGGTTCGGCAAATAACAATACGCGACATTGGGCGCGCGTTGCTGGCGACGGCGGCGGCGCAAGCGTTATAACTGGTATCGACGCTACGGCGGTACAAGACGGCGACACGTTCGAATTAACAAACGTTAGCGCGAACAACGTTACGTTAGGGCATCAAGACGCGAATAGCGTTGCGGCTAATCGGTTTATTTCGCCCACGGCCGCTAACTACGTTCTTAACGCCGACGAAACGGTATTAGTTCGTTACGATTCCACTACGGCGCGTTGGCGCATACTAACCGGAACGGGTGCATAATGACTGACATACAACAAGCCTACCGCGCGGGTATCGACGCCGTAGTATTAGACAACGCGTTAAACCGTGGCGGGTTTGCCGACGCAATACGCACGGTACTAACGGCGCAATTTTCTAACGCCGACGCTACCGGGTGGATAGACGCAATAGCGGCCTTGTACGAAAGCGTGGGTATTATTAACAACCCTACGTATAACAATTTGCGCGGTAGCATTATTAACGCGGAAAGTGCCGACGAAGCCGAAGGTTTGTTTAGCGCGTTGTCGGCTAGCATTTCACAACTACCCGAAACCGCCCCGGCGGTAACGTCGGCACAACTTATAGATTTGCGCGACGAACGCGACAATATAGACGCCGCTATAACTCGTTGCCAAGACATTATAGACGCGGAACCGGGCGGCACACTTGGCCGCCTTGTTAAAGAAGTTTTGCGTAACGGTAAAGACCTACTACGCGAAGAAAAGCGCGCGGTACGTGAACAAATCCAATTTATAACGGGCGACCCCGATAACTAAGAAGGTGACCAAATGACCGACAAAGACAAAGGAAACGTAACCGACTTGCCAACCGTGCCCCCCGAAGACGTACCGGCCGAAGCGGCCCAAGCGGCCGAAAGTGGCGCGAACAAATTGGTTGGGTATATACTTAGCCCCGAATCTATGGCCGAACTAGTCGACCAATGCGAGAACATACCGGGGCGATACTACAAACGAATGGTACCCGCATTGCAAAACGCGTCGCAGTTAATTGAAAAAGCCGACGGCACGTTTACGGTTGTAGGGCCTAACTAGAGGGTTGGAAAAATGCCAAAGAAGCGAACGTTAAAACAACGGGTCGAAGGTACTGTATACCGCGACTACGAGATACGCGCGCAAGACATTATTAACGAAGAAGACCGTACCGTACGTTTGTCGGTTAGTTCCGAAACGCCGGTATTGCGGTCGTCGTTTTTCCGCGAACCTTGGGTAGAAGTTTTGGGCCATAAGCGGGGCGAAGTTAACCTAGACCGTCTTAACGACGGCGCGCCCCTTCTCTTTAACCACGACAATTTTAGCCGCGAAAATCGCGTAGGCGTCGTGGAATCAGCAAAGTTAAGTAACCGCCGCGTCGAAGCGGTCGTACGTTTTAGCAAGCGCGACGACGTAGACGACCTTTGGAACGACGTTAAAGACGGTATACTTAGAAATATTTCCGTTGGTTATTCTATTAACGAACGGCAATTAACCCGCGAGGGTAAGGGCGAACCGTCGGAATTTCGTATTACCGATTGGACACCATTCGAGGTAAGCGCCGTTAGTACACCGGCCGACAATTCGATAGGAATTGGCCGGGGGTTAGAAGAAGGGCAACAAGCTTACCGAATCATAGACCTTGTAAACGAAAACCAAAGAGGTAACGCAATGTTTAGGTACGATAAAGAGGGTAACCCCATTGGGGATACGCCCGAAACTCGCGCCGCTATTCTCGCCGGTACTGCTACCAAAGAAGACGGTAGCGCATACGTGCCTAGCGACGAAACGCGCGCACAACTAGCCGCAATGGACGCGCCGCCAGCGCCGACACGCGCGGCCGAACCGCAACCCGCCCCGGCGGCCCCTGTAGTCGATTTGGACGCGGCACGAACCGACGGCGTAAAAGCGGAACGCGCGCGAGTAGCGGCCGTTAACGCGGTCTTTGCGCCGTATCCACAGTTCGAAGAAACGCGCGCTATTTGTGTTTCGGGTGACCACGACGAAAACGACGCGCGCAAGTTGCTTCTTACAGAACTTGGCAAGACGGCGGTACCGGCGGGCGCTGATTCACTACGCGCCGAAGCGGGCGAAGATAGCGCCGACAAGTTCCGTAACGCGGCTATTATCTCGCTTGCGTATCGTGCGGGCGTAGCCGACGACGCGCAACGGGCCGAAGTCGCTAAAACCGGAATGGGCGCGTATACGCTTTTGGAATACGCGCGGCGTTCGTTGGAACTTGCTAACGTTGATACTTCCCGAATGGGTAAAATGGATTTGGTAGGCCGTGCGTTCACAACGTCCGACTTTCCGCTAATCCTAGTCGACGCGGCTAATAAGTCTATGCTTAAAGGCTTCGACGAATCCCCGGAAACGTGGAACGTATGGGCGCAAACCGGTTCGCTTACCGACTTTAAGTTAGGTCGACGCGTAAACCTTTCGTCGTTTAACGATTTGGAACTCGTTAACGAAGACGGCGAATACAAGTACGGTTCGTTTACCGAGCAAGGCGAAACGATTCAACTTGCGACGTACGGCAAATTGTTTGCCATTTCCCGGCAAGCGATCATTAACGACGACCTAGGCGCATTTACGCGCATACCGTCGGCAATGGGCCGGGCCGCTTCTCGCGTGGTTGGCGACCTTGCATACGGCGCGCTAACGTCTAACCCGTTGCTTTCCGACGGTATCGCGTTGTTTGACGCGGCGCACAACAACCTAAACGAGTCGGGCGCGGGTGGTACGCCACTTACGCAAGACGCGGCGGGCGTTGCGGCACTTAGCGCTATGGACGTTGCAATGGGTCTACAATCCGACGCAAGCGGTAGCGCGAACGGCCTTAACATTCGGCCGTCGTACTTGTTGGTACCGCGTGTACTGGAACGTATCGCTACGTCGCTAATGTCGGATACCACGGCACCCGGCCAAGCTAACCCCGGAGTTTCTAACCAAGTCGCGAATTTGGCGGCCGTCGTTAGCGACCCAAGGTTAGACGCCGATAGCGCAACGCGTTACTACCTTGCCGCCGGGCAAACCTTCGACACAATCGAAGTTGCCTTTTTGGACGGTAATCAGTCGCCAATGCTAGAGCAACAAAACGGTTGGTCTATCGACGGTACGGAATTTAAAGTACGTATCGACGTTGCGGCCGCGCCTATGGAGTACCGCACTTGGCAACGTGACGACGGCACCTAAACGGTAACGTAGTCGAAACCCGGTAGCGGGGAATTTGTGCGCCCCGCTACCATTTTTAACGCACTAACAGCACGGACAAAAGGAAACTAGTGTTATGAGAAACCGAGTACAAAACGGTCGCAGAATCGACCATACGTTAGCGGCCGCCGTTTCTAGCGGCGACGTTGTTGTAGTTGGCAATATGGTTTGTGTTGCCAGCGTCGACGGCGAGATAGGCGACACAATCGCCCTTGCCGTTAGCGAAGTCTATAACCTTCCGAAACTAGACGCCGCCGTAATCGCCCAAGGCGAAACGGTAGCGTACGACGTATCGGCCGGGGAAGTGGACGACAACGCGATTACCCCGGCGGCGGGCGATATTACTAACTTCGGTATTGCGTGGGAAGGTAAAGGCGCGACTACCGGCGAGTCTATCGCGGTATTGCTTACACCGGGAACGGGCGTAGTTAACTAAGGTAATGCCCGACTTTAGCGCAACCGACGCGGCCGTAGTTAATTTCTACGGCGAAGACGTAACGTACACGCCTAACGCGGGCGCGCCGGTTGTTGTTAAAGGTTTTTTCCAGAATCCCGACGACGAACCAGACACGCAAGACATAGATTTTATAGCAACGTCGCCGCAAGTTATTTTGTTGGCGTCGGATGCACCCGACCCCCATAAAGGGGATACGTTCGTAATTCGTACCGTAAGTTATAGCGTTAAAGATTTCGAAATAGACGAAGAAAATTTACGGGTTTTCCATTTGTTCGAAAGTTAAAGGGGCCGATTATGAGTAATGGACACCACGCATTTATGCGACCCGAAAAAGGCGGGCCAGTAGAAAAGGTACCGCTTAATAAGTGGGCGCACTATCGCCGTAAAGGTTACGTGTATGCAACCGAAGCGGAGTACAACGAGCAAGAACGCGGCCGCGTTATCGAAGAAAATAACGAAGCGGTAGCTACGAAGAAAAAGAAAAAGAAAAAGAAGGTTAGTAAGAAGTCTAGGTAATGGCGACGCGCGTAGAACAACTAATAGATATAATCGTATCTACGTTAGAAGCCGACGCGGCGATTACGCCGGGGTCGGTTTATCGTTCGCGCGTTAGTCCATTTGCCGACACGGAACTACCCGCCTATAGCGTTACGATTGGCGAAGACACGCCCATAGGCGAACTTGGCCCCGATAACGTAGCGTTTATAGATTGGGCGCAAACAATTTATGTAGACCTTTACGCGAAGTCGATTGCCGTAGCGATTGATAACGTTTTTTTAGATATGCGTAGCTACGTGCATCGCGCGTTAATGGCCGACGTAACGCAAGGTACAACTTGGGTTATGCAAACAATACCGCGCGGGGGCGACGAACCGATACTAGACCATACCGGCGAACAAAAAAGTATTGTGTATCGCATACCGTGGGAATTTAGGTTACGTACGTCTATCGACGATTTAGAAACGTAAGGGGCGAACAAATGAAAAACGGAAAACCATTAAAGACTAACGTAGGCGGTAGCCACGTAGTTGATAGCGGCGCAAAGAAAAAAGCGGCGTCGAAGAAAAAGGTAAGTAAGAAGACCGGTAGCAACGACAACGACGAAAAGGGTAAAGACAATGTTAGTTAATCGCGAAGTAATCTTAGCCAAGATTGAAGGCACGTACGGCGTAGATTCGGTACCCGTCGAGGCTACCGACGCTATGCTAGTAGAAAATATCGGTTGGGGTAACGAAGGGTTGCGTATGAACGAACGCCCCGCCGTGCGCCAAAATATCGGAATGTTACAACAAGTCTTCGGCGGTCGACTTGTCGCTATGACGTTCGACGTAGAGTTAAAGGGTAGCGGTAGCGCCGTAGACGACCCGCCCGAATTCGGGCCGTTGCTTCGCGCTTGTGGCATGGCCGAAACTATTAACGCCGCGTCCGACGTACAGTACGACCCGGCCAGTACCGGCCACGAAAGCGTTACTATTTACTACTTCCAAGACGGTATACGTTATACGCTTCTTGGTTGTCGTGGTAACGTTTCGTTTAACCTTGAAACGGGCGCAATCGGTAAGGCGTCGTTTACGCTTACCGGCCATGTTGGAACGATTACCGACGTTGCGTTACCTACCGGCCCGGTATACGACGGCCACGTACCCGTACCGCTTATTGGCGTACCGTTCACCATTGGCGCGTTTGGCGCGGTCATTAACGCCCTAACGTGGGATATGTCTAACACGGTTGCAACGCCGCCCGACATTTCCGCTAGTGACGGTTACGCGGAAATTCAGATAACGCAACGCGACGTAAACGGGTCGTACGACCCCGAAGCGGAACTAATCGCAACCGACGACCCGCACGGCGACTTAACGAGCGACGCGCAATTAGTGTTAACTACCGGCCTTATCGGGGGTACCGCGTTTAATCGTTACCAAGTCGATATGCCTGTAGTGTCGTACCGGGATATTTCGCCGGGCGACCGCGACGGTATCCGTACGTATGATTTGCCTTTCGGTTGTGCCGAAAGTGCGGGCGACGACGAAGTAACGTTAACATTTTCGTAGAGTAAAAAGGAAAGGTGACCTATGACCGTAAAAGCATTAACGGGGCTATTGCCCGAATGGTACACGCCAGTAAGTGAAGAAGACGAAAACGAAAAGGCCGAATTTCAATTAAAGCCTTTAACGTCGCCCCAAATCGCTAAGATACAAGGGCACTTCGATAACGATACCGGCGAAATTTCGGGTACTGGTTTATTCGAAGCGGCGGCAATGGGCGTTATAGCGTGGAAAAATGTAAACGGGCAAGACGACAAACCGTTACGGTTTTCTCGCCGTTCGTTAGAAGCGTTGCCGTACGCGTTGCTACTGGAACTAGGGGGGCAAATTATAGCTAATTCGTTCTTAACGGGTGACGACGAAAAAAACTCATAATCGCGGTTGAAGTGCAACGCGCCCCGGCTGGCGTTTTCAATTGCGAATATTGTAGTTGCGACCCGGATACGCACAACGCGGGTTACCCCAAGTGGCATATACCGGAAATTGGGTTAGAGTCTTCGACTTGTTTAAGGTGGTTAGTTAATGAACGAAGCGTATTTTTATTAAAACTTTATAACCATTACCAACGACAAATATTGCCAAGTGCCGGGGGTTGGTTAGACCAAAGTAACGTTTTTGTTTCGGCGGTCGAAGTAATAGACAACCACTTAGCAATATGCGCGGCGCGGAGTAAGAAGTAACGTTATGGTCGACAAAACATTTACTAGCCGCATTGTCTTTAAAGGCGAACAACGCGGCGTAAAAAGTGCGCTAGGCGGCGTTAGTAAGTCTATTAACGACATAAAGACGCGCCTTAAAGGTATCGGCATTACCGCCGCTTTCGCTGGCGCGGCCGTTGTCGTCGCCGGTACCGCTAAAAAAATAGCGGAGTTCGAAAAATCTATTAGCGACCTTTCGGCCATTACGGGCGCGACGGGTGCCGACCTAGATAGACTTAGCGAAGCTTCGAAGCGTATAGGCGAAACTACGACCCTTAGCGCGTCACAAGCGGCCGAAGCGTTTAAGTTAATGGCGTCGGCCAAACCCGACCTACTTAGTAACCTAGACGCGTTAGAACGCACTACCGAACAATCGGTAATACTGGCCGAAGCGGCCGGGCTAGAACTCCCCCAAGCTACCGCCGCGTTAGGCGAAGCGCTTAACCAGTTTGGCGAAGGTGCCGACAAGGCCGGTAAG